GAAACAGCGAACACAGGTTAGAAACGCCTTTTACATGGGGGTTTTTTATTTACCTACCACGACTTGATTTAGGTTTTAATCAGTCTGATAATTTTCAAGAAATTTTTTCCCACTTAGGAAAAATTATTTGTTAAAAAGCGGTGCTCTAAATGCATTTTTAAATGCATACGTCTGATCTCCAGGTCCACTCATAATGAAGCGGTTGTCCTCGGCGCGTTGCTCTGTAATATCGGAACGAGCAGCTTCTTTGCGTTTGTTGATGTAATTTTTTACAAAACGCTTGCCTGCAGTGTTATCTACTGCGCCTTTAGCTTGCGCATAGCGGTTGTCAACGCTGTAATCAGTGCTAGTCTGTAGGCTCATGTCCCCATTCTGACAGCAACAAACCCATGTTGGATACCCAAACACACATCTCTTTGGTATGCGATCAAATCAAAGAATTGTTGCTAGAAAAAAATAAAAAATATGGTGATTCAGCACTAGATCCTTCTCGAATTTTTAGCAAAGCAAACCCAATAGAGCAGCTGTTAGTCCGTATTGATGACAAGCTGAATCGTATTCAGAAAGGTGCTGGCTTACTGGCCAATGATGAAGATATTATTCAGGATCTGATTGGCTATCTAGTACTGCTTAAAATTGCAATGGCACGTAATAACTCTGAGTGGAACTAATGGATCCTGATAAAATTCTTTACGAGTATTGTCCAGAACTGCAGTTAATTGATATGCTGGATTGGTTGCAAAATACTATAGGTTTCGAGGTGAGCCCAATCCCCCCTGATCTTGATTCCAGTAACGAAAAAACCGACGTACTACCTCCTCTGTAGGATCCCATTCTTGAATTTTTCGTTCTAAATACTCAATTGCTTTAATTTGATTGGGTGTACCTTTATAGTTATCTGCTACATTTAGCAAACAATATTTTAAAGGACACTTATGCTCAATAAAAAGAGGTACTCTTTTGTCTGCTGCCAAGTATGTGTTTAATTCGACGCGCCTCCGCTCAACTACTAAGTCTCCACCGGAAGCCCACATGCGGTTGATGTAAGGGCTCCACTCACGAATGATTGCGTTTTTAGGGGCACTAGTGTTTATTAAATTTAATAATTTACATTCTTTGAAAGAAGGGATGCCAAGACTGTGGGCAAAACTCAACACTGCAGCTTTTTTCTTTTCATTTAGAGGAACAATTACGTAATGCTGCACCAAGTTAGAAAATTCTTTTAGATCTTCTATTAACTGTGCGTTTACCTGCGCTGTCAGGGCCTTCTCGTGGCGCCCAACCCAGTGTTTGCCGAGTTTGGTGCTGCCGTATCCGATGCGCCACACGTCCTCTCCGTAGTCCTTATACGAAGCAAATCGACCAAAACCCAGATAGGTCTTGGCCGACGAATAATTTTTAATAATGTCAATGCCGAGTTGAGTTAAAAAGGGATACTCGGCCCAGTCATCCGTTTTTTTCTTGCGAGAAGCCAACGCGTAAATTTAACTTACACGTCAGCTTACCGTATTTTAAGGAACAACAACACTACCTGTGTAAGAAACTTCTGAGTAGCCGTCCAACGTCAGAATAACCACGTAATTTTTTGATGCGTCAGTAACCGTTACGGCAACAACACCCTTATTTTTGCCGTTTTTGGCAATGTTGTTAACTTTTAAATAACCAGTTGGGGCTGAACCAGCAACATAAGAATCTTCTTGAAAAATTTCAATATTATCAACACCTGAAGAACGATTAATGGTCACAATAATATCTCCAGTGCTACCTGGGTCAACACGGAAGCCACGGATATTGATACCGCCGGTGCTGGCTGCAGACGTGTTGCCCAAATAAGTAATTTCTGATCCGGCGTCGACGCTGAAGGTGTCGAGTGTACCTTTAATTGTGCGAGTAGCCATTGCGATTAAGAAATTTGACTAGCGGTGGAGTAATTAAAGTTGATTTCGGCATCAATGCCGTGTTCCTTGAGGATGTTCAAGAACATTTGCTTGTCCATCGTTTTCTGATGAAGCATATCCAGAAACGCTTCTTCTAGGTCTTCACGATCCAGTTCGCGAATAGCGAATGCAGCGGCATGGAGAGCAAATTCAGCATCCATGCTTATTCCTGGGGCATTGGCGTCCATTAATTGATCCAATCCATGCCTTCAGTTTAACAGCTGTGAACTAAATTGGCTTTAAATCGGGTAAGGAGGTTGTTGCAGGGGAGCACTACGCTGATCTACCGTGAAACTCGGAAGGTCTGGGGCGCCGTCAAAAATACCGGGAATCAGATCAGGTAAGCGTTCTGTGACATACTTTTGCAGAAAACTTTCGGAGGCTGGAGGATTCATGGATATTGAGGCGGCGTCCGAGCAGGAAATTACTGGTAGCATATATGCCGCCAAAACTCAAGCCAAATACCAATAAAATTGGGACCACTTGCGCTACTGCCCTTAAACAACTACCATTTTAAACGGAATAGTACTTGGAGCAGGATGTCTGACCAACTGGCGATGGACCTGACAAAGGCAGCGGTAAGCGGCGTGAGTAAAACGCAAGCTGCAAGTTTTTTTAAAAAAACGCACGACATTAGTGATAATGAGTTTAAAAAACTTTTGCAAATTTGTAATTTTAAAACAAAACCTTCGCGCATTGATTACAATTACTTTTATAATTTACCTGTTACACAAAAAGCTAAACAGTTTTCTTATCCGTTTACCCAAATATACACTTGCGAAGAATTTTTATCTCCAGGTATTTGCAAGGCCTTGATTAACTTAGTTGACAGTAGGCTGCGCCCATCGACCGTTTCTAATCCAACGGATGATTCCGTGGTCTCTGATTACCGCACCAGTCAAACCGCAGATCTTAATTATTTTGAATCTGATGCTTTGATGCGACTGGATCAACTTATTACTGAGTACGTTGGGATCAAACCGTTCTTAGGGGAAACCTTGCAATCACAGAAGTACAACCCAGGGGAATACTACAAAGAGCACTGTGATTTCTTTTTTCCATTAACTAAAGAATTTAAAACTTATACCGAATGGATGGGGCAAAGAACGTGGACCTTTATGTGCTATTTAAATGACGTAGAAGAAGGCGGCGAAACGTATTTTAAACACCTTAATTTAAAAATAAAACCAAAACAGGGAATGGCTGTCATTTGGAACAATTTATATAAAAACGGCTTGCCTAATCCTAAAACACTGCATGAGGCCCTTCCACCAATCAGCGGAAATAAGTACGTAATTACTAAGTGGTTTAGAAGTTGGAGCCTGGTTTAGTTGGCAGCAATACTAAACTTAACAGTGGCGTTTGTTCCGCCTGTTTCGTGAAAAAAGTTACCACGAAGATATCCAACCGGGAAACCACTAACGTTGTAAGCATATGTTCCATTTTCCGTAACTGTGTTAGATATCATGGCGCCAAAATTAGTGCCATCAATGCTGCCGTCAAGCCGCACTACCACTGAAGTATTAATATTTGTCACCGTTGCGGTCAACGTGTAATTCCTTGTTGACAGGTAATTTATAACAAAAACGTCAACGTTTTCAGTAACCCCAGGTTCGGTAAGCGCAGGAAACGTGGCAATTAACGTCTGCTGATGACTTTCAAAATAACTCAATTGAGCCTCCTACTGGGGTAACCCGTGTTTACAGGGCAGATACCACAAAAGTAACTGATGGCGTGCCTGTGCTAATAGAAACTAAATTACCACGAATTTGTTTTAGCGGCCGGCCTGTATAGTTATAAAAATATGTGCCGTTAGCAGTCAGTGTTTTATCTGCCGTATCCAAGTTGAAAAAATTTGTACCGTCAAGAGTGCCTTCAACACGCACAACAACGTTTGTACCAATAGATGCAACTTTAACTTGCACGCCAAACGTAGTAGCAGCCAGTAAATCTTGCACCGCTACATCAAGTGCTGCAGTAGTGCCTACAGCAGTAAGCGCAGTCGGATAGAAAAAAACTGTATCCGCAAAAATAGGACTTACAGACATTACTTTTTATAATCTAGGTTGCTTTTAAGAAGCCACTGGTTCTTCTTATGTACTCTACCGCGCTCCACGCCAAGATCAAGGGTTAATTGATCTCCTATTTGTTCTGACATTTTAGCTAGCTCTTCAAATCTAGTAGCTAAAAGATTATGGTTTGTTGCCAGTTGAAGAATAATTCCTTCTTGATTAAAACAATTTTCCAAAGAAACTTCAGGCATGGTGGAATACACAAGGTCTTCCACTGTTTTAGGAGTAGCAATATCAAGACTGCGAAGGTGTTCGGCAACAGTGTCAATGCCGTCTTCCATCTCACTGTAAATTTTTTGTGTCAGTTTATGAATAGAATAAAACTTACCGCCCATCAAGTTCCAATGAACAAGTTGGGTCTGGTGATAGACGTATGTGGAATCCCGAAGGCACTGCGTTAAATGGCAGTAACAAGGGGTCGTCTTATCGATCGTGTTTTTAGCCATTTAATTCACCACAAATCATTACAAGCCCAGTATTTAGGCGTGTTTTTGTCCATCTGTTTATCACACCCCATTCTAGCCCTAAAGTTCTTACGCCGCTCGGGGTCTTTGTGCTGAGTGTAATCCTCATAACCGCGTCGTCCGTATCGAACAATCTTTTCTTCCTCGTCATGACAGGACTTCACAACCCATTTATGTGTATCTCCAGCTGGCGCACGCTGCGGTTTATTACACCGCATGTGCTCTTTAGCTAATCGTTTAGCTTTAGCGTGGTCGGCCACAGTTAAACGTAATTTTGTTTATTGGTGATTAAATTTTGTGGGGTCTGTCCGTTAGCAATTTGTTGAAATTCGTCGGGAATGCGGGATTTTGTTAACTCCTCAACAGCTTTTGAAATATAGTCATCTAAAAATTTTTTGCCAGACTTTGCTGGTTGCTGATCAGGTTGCGATCCATCCGAGGGTTGCATCATTGCAAATGTAAGGTATGGCCTGAGCCGTGGTAGTAAATCTTACGGAACAAGGTTTTTGTTCCATCCATTCTTTAAGTTTACCAACCCTTTGCTCTGAATAATTCAAGTTAGCGGGACCCATGTAATCAAAGACATGTTGCGAACCTTTGGCGCGATTGCAATTAGTACATGCACATGCCAAGTTGTTTCTGGTACTGTGACCGCCTTTGTGTTTAGGAACAATGTGGTCAATTGTGGCATCACGATCACTTAACTGTTTATCACAGTAAGCACAAGACCAATTCCAATCTTCAAAAATACTTTCTCGAAACCGTTTACGCGCAATTTTGGGGGTGAGAACAATTAAGTTCGCTAGTAAATCGTTTTCGCAGTGAAACATGAAAATGTCATGAATCCTTACCCAAAAATACGGTGCACACACCTGCCCTGTGCGCTATGCTTGTACCGAAAGGGAGCGTGGCGGAATCGGTATGCGCATCGGCCTTAAAAGCCGCTGGTCTTTGACCTTGGGGGTTCGAGTCCCCCCGCTCCTATTTAATCAGTTAAACCCGCTGCAGCGTCCTCGGCTGGATCGTAGTCAGCATCCTCCAGGAGTTTCAGCAGGTAATAGTGGACGCGGTCGGTAGTCCAGCGCAAATCCTCATCACTGACATCACAAATAATCGCATTCAACCGTAGCTCACGCGAGGGCTCACGTAAGTGGTCTGCAAGCAGCTCTAGGGCCCGGTAGCGGCCTGGTGTAAAGTCCCCCAACATGTTAATCAGACAACCCTGCAGAAGCTAACGACTCACACTCTAGTGCAGCTTCTTCTTTTTTTAAAATGTCAAGGATTTCCAGTGCCCCTGATACTTTTAAATAACCTTCTTTTGTTGCAATAAGAGTGGTTTCCGCAGTGCGGATCTGCTCGGCTAAATCAGCAAGTTGTTTCTTGAGACCGACTTCAAGATTTTGAATGGTAGACATAAAACATAAAATTTATTGCTATGTTAGCAGATTATTAACGCTTAACAAGTGGAGTAACAATACCCGCCAGTAGCTCAATAACACGATACCCACGTGGAACAAATCCTGAGGACACCCTGGTTCGAGGAAAAACTTTAGGTGTACGCGTAACATTAACAATGACAACCGCCAAAACATGTAGGGCTGTAATAACTTCAGTCAAGTTTTTTACGTGTTGAGCAAAATTTTGCATAGTCAGGGTGTTGCAGGAGGTGGGGATTTAGGTGCGCGTGGCGATTTAGGAATGGTAGGAGCGTTACGTGTGCGTGCTGTTCTTTCTTTTTTATCTTCTTCTTTTCTACTAACACCATAAACCGCTAAAACACTAGTAACCAAACTAGAAATAAAAGCAGCATCAACTTTGGCAAAACCCATATAACTAATTGTTAATACGGCTAATGCCCAAGTCAATACCCCCGCTGGAACAACAGTGGTAATTAATTGACGAAGATTGTCGTGATGTTTTTTCACATTTAAGCTAAATCTATGAACCAACCAGAACCATCACCTTCGACAGTCCAGCGTGCTCTAATTAAAGCATAACTGTACTGTTTGGCATGGCCATCAGTACTCGGATAAGTACCGGTTTTGTTATCAATTTCACCCCAAGGATCGTTAACAGTGAATTTTTGTGTACTGTCATCAAATCCCGTAATTAAAACCCAATGCCCACCACCAGACGGTGCGTTGCTTGGCCCATGATGAAGAATTCCAATTGGAATAGGAATTCCATTTTTAAGATTACGAACAAGATCTAAAAGTCTTCCATTCTGTTTAAAAACAGCTTTTAAGCCCAAGCCACGGAGAACTTTAACTTGAACACTGCTGTCTGTACTGTCCCCAATTGCAAAAACTTTTTTAACGTACTCATTATCATTTTTAACGGAACCTGGTTTTAAATACATCGCTGCCATTGCACACGAAGAAGAAAAACAAGTGCGGCTAGCATCACGATAGTTATCCCGTTGTGATTGATAAGGAACATCAAGAATTTTACGAGAAATGGTGTCTTTATCTACGTTTTCATTGCGACGCGGGACGACGCGCCCCGTCAAGCCTTCCCAGTGCTCATCGTAAACCCACCATGTACCCATCCCACCTGGTAACTCTAGCTGTGTGTGTTTGTCTTTCTGTGCCAATACTTTGCAACCCCTGTAATCGCGTCCTTGAACAACTTTTGCAAGTTTGTCATTAGATAAATCCGCACTGGCAACAGGTTCTTTTTTAAACCAAGTTTGTTGAGCGGAACGAATATCAATAGTTGTCACAGCACCAGGTGCGGTAGTCGTGGTTGAAGCTGCACCAGAACAGAAAAGCTTGATCTCGGCCTCCCGCCGGCGCACAAGGCCAGGCAACGGACCGTTATTGCCTTTGACCCATTTAGGCAGTTCTTCTTTTGCTACTTTATTCGGTTCTTCTTTATTGTTTAACCTTTTTCGTAAAGTGGACTCTTCTAAAGCACCTGAACCACAATTAAAAGCAAAAGAAACTAATGCGTCAAATTGAGTTTGAGTTAAGGGAACAGTAATCAAGCTGGAAACTGCTTTTTCAAACCGATCCAAATCTTTTCGTAAAAGCATATTTGCTTCTGCGTCAGTAATTGTCTGCCCTGAATAAACATCGGGTCCGGTGTGGCCGATTCCAATAGTCAAAATCCCCGCAGCACATACATAACTGTTTAAACGGCACCCCTCAAACTCGCGTACAAGTTTAATACCTGCGTCAGAAATTTTCACAACAATTATCTAATTCTTGTTTATTCTATAAGAATAAAACGTACCTCGATGTAAAATTAATATATCTCCAAAAGCTACTGCCGTGTTAAAACCTCAATGGATTTTAATTGCTGTTTTTGTCGGAAGTCCTGCAACGGCACAAGTTGTGACACCAAATTTCACAACTGGTACGGTAAATTCAACAACAACAGCAACACAAAACATAACAGAAACTTATCGAATCGAAACATATGGCGGCACGCAATATTCCGTAACCGGTTCCAACGTCACACCAACAGGAAACCTAGGTCCATCTGCAACGTATGCAGTAACCGATGCAACAAAAGACTTCAGTTACAGCCAGGTCAACCTCGATGCCGGGATCATCAGCACCACAGATTTAACACGCACTATTACTACTACCTCTGTTACCAACTCGTTGTCTGTCTTCTCGCAATAACACCGGCCCTGGGTCAGACTGGTAATACCAATGTCAATGCTAATCCTCAGGCCAGTTCTTTTGGTAGTGTTACAAACCAAGCCGTTCAAATAAACCAAGGCAGTTTTAATCAACAATCACTAGGTCCGGGTCTTATATGCAGCGGGCCAACAATGGTTTTTACTCCTTTTTATATTGGTAATTCACAATTTAATGAACAAATAATTTCCGGTAATTACGGCATTCAGTTATCTTTTAGTGTACCGTTAGATAAAGA